CGAAAGCGTTAGAGTAGTTGGGAGTTCCACCTCCGCGAACTACACCTGTATTTAGTCTTGTCAAAGTTTACAAGCCTCGCATGATTCTTGATCATCAAAGTCTACCGCTTCCAATGCCGCTTCTGGTTCGTCTTGTCCTTTGCTACCTTGCTTGTTGATCAAGCTGTAGTACAAAGTCTTGCCACCCCAGCGTAGGAAGTTCATCAAGTTTTTAGCAATCAAGGTAGTGGGCACCTTACGATCCGCAAAGTGTGCTGGATTGTAAAATGTATTGGTGCTGATACTTTGATCCACATAGGCCTGAATCACCGCGGCTGTTTTTAAATAGCCTTCGCAGTCCTTTTGATCCCACATGAGTTGATATTTATTCTTGAGCTTGTTGTATTCGGGTGCCACTTGAATCAAACTGCCGGCTTTGGATTCTTTGACAGTAATCAGGCTCATGGGCATCTCAATACCATTGGTTGAATTGATTACCACGCTGGATGATTCTACCGGTGCCACTGCCATCAAGGTAGCATTGCGCACACCATAGGCCTGCATGTTGATACGCAGAGCTTCCCAATCCAGCTCGGGTTCAAAGTTAGCCAATTCATTTACAGCCGGCGCACGACGCTCCCAAGGAAACTCACCCTGTCCATAGCGTGTCTTGGCACTGTCTCGGCAGGCGCCACGCTCACGAGCCAGTTCTACTGTGGCTTCAGTCAGGTAGTAGGCCTGATGTTCCATCCAGGTCTTGACTTCTTGCAAGGCATCTTTCTCACCATACTCAAGGCCGCGCTTGGCATGCCAGTAGGCCAGATTAGTGATGCCAATGCCCAGGGGTTGTATCTCCTCGTTGCTCAGCTGACTTTGGATACTTAAAAAATCTTGATAGTCCAGGATGTTACATAGGCTGCGCTGAAGTATACGACAAGCACGGCGCATATCCTCAGGATTACGGAACGCACCCCAGTTAATACTTCCAAGAGTGCAAAGAGCAATACGGCCAGCATCATCATCAAGACGACGAAATGACCGAGTAGGTAAAAGGATTTCACAGCAAAGGTTACTCTGATAAATGGTATGGTATTCAGGATCAAATGGTCCTTGATTCTGAACGTTGTCGATGAACACCAGATAGATACGACCTGTATCTGTGCGTTCTTTTAGGATGCCACCTTTGAACACATCTTCGGCGGCCATGACTTTGGTTCTTAGATCTCGACGTTTTTCATATTTGACATAGAGCTGTTCGAACAGTTCTGTATCTTGATAAAATGCTTCATACAGGTCCGGCACTTCGTTGGGATCGAAGAATGTTATAGATTCTTTGTTTTTGAATCTGCGCCAAAAAAAACTGTTGAGTACCACTCCATAGTCCATGAACCTTACTCGCGTTTCTTCAGTTCCTTGATTATTCTTAAGCACAATAAGATCGTCAAACTGATAGTGCCAAATAGGATAAAATACGGTGGCAGATGCATTGCGGATACCTCCTTGACTACAACTTCTTAGATCTCCAAACCACTTTTTAAGGAATGGGACCATGCCGGTGTGCATGACTTCGCCACCGCGAATGGGAGCGCCCAAGGGACGCAAGCGACCAACCTCCAAGCCAATACCGGCTCGCTTGGCCGCATACTTGGCCATCATTTCTCCTGAGGCAAAAATACTATCCAAATCATCGTCACTGCGTATAAGCACACAAGAGCTAAATTGTTTTGTTGGTGTCCCCAATCCAGCCAGCACAGGTGTAGCAAGAGTAAACAGGCCATCTGACGCCGCGTTGTAATATTCTTTGATATAACGCATACGGGCTGATCCAGGTTCTTCTGCATGGAATACAGTAGCGGCCGCAACCATATACCTAACTTGTGGAGTTTCATATATTTCCTTTGTGGCTCTGTTGCGTACCAGGTACTTTTCAATCAACTGCTCAATGGCCGCATAGCTGTACAACTCATCCTTTTCATGATCCAGCATGTCGTTCATGCGGTTCCAATCGTCTTCGGTATACCATTCAAGCAACTCGGGAGTATACAAGCCTACTTCTACATTTTTCTTTACAATAGAATATAGGTGTGGCACTTCGTATTGTCCGTAGACATCTTTACGCAACATACTTAGACGTTGCTTGCCGGCCACATACTGATAGTTGGTGTGCCCCACATCAGGATTAGTCTCCACGTCGATGAGATCCACAATGGCTCGCAAGGTGATCCCATCAATTTCTTGCGTGGTGATACCATCGTAAAAATGTAACTGTGCTTTGATTTCTATCATTGACTGACTGACATCAGCAATGCCTTGACATACCTTAGCGACCTGTGCCTGCCACTTGTCAATCTGTAGTGGCTCTCTTGCGCCGCTTCGCTTTACTACTGTGATCTGCGTCATCCTACTCTCGTTCTTTTTAGTGTGCTGCTATTTTATTTGATACTGCTTCAAACTACGAATTGATTTTAATTTGTGTTTGTTATTTACAACCAACTCTTTTTTCCAATTAAGTATATATTTTCCCTGGGCAACCTGGACTAAATTATCACCTGTTTCAGTCAAAACCAGCTCTGCATCCACCATATCCGCACGGTCCAGCAGACTTATAGTATACAGGATTCCTAGTGCTCTTGCAAGATCACAATAAACATTGTCGCTCAAAAGTTGCCAAGGATCTGGCCAGGTAGGTTGATCATCCCAGTGTAGGTAATATGGGCGCCAAGGTGTGATTCCCCACCAGATGTTGATTTTGTTTAGTGCAGATTCTAGATCCAAAGCCTGACATTCGTTACGAAGATTGGCCCAGGCAGCCAGCCTGTCGGCAAAGTTTACAGGCCACATTAGGCTAGGTAGTTAATAGAATAATTAATGGTACCTGGCGTACCAGCATTGTTGGATGTATAAGAAACGCTAACTGTAGTACCTGTCTGGGAAGCTGACAAGGTTACTCCGGTTGATTCGTTTTCTACATAATCTTGAGACCAATTTAGATCGGTGGTACTGCCGTTGCTGGAGACCAGGAATGTTCCAGTTTGGTATGCAGTTCCTCTTAGGATGGTATAGTTAACACTGAATGCTTCGGTCTGTGTAGTGGTCACAGTAAAAATAGTGGCTGTAGTGTTGTTTACAATCTCAAAGCTGTTACCAGATTCTCTAACATAGGTACCCATGGCCAATTGCGCACCATTGGTCGTAGCTATACTGGCTGTGTCATTTAGTTGTACACAAGGATATGTGGTAGCGTATGCAGGAGTGCGTTGAAACAGGTCACTGATGCTTAGATTGTTGGCTGTTTGTATGTTGATGCAGGAAGCAGCAGGCGTACCGGTAGATCCTGTAAATTGATTTCCTACATCATAAAAAATATTGTGGCCCGATGCATTTAAACTAACTGCGCCAAACACTATGCCTTCGTGATAAATGTTGTTGAACAAATTGGATGTGATGCGAACGCCAGTGGGTCCACCATTGGTCACAGTTCCTGTGCCCAGGACTATGCCTTGATACAAGGTGTTAAACTGTGAATTGGTAAAGGTCACACCTTGGATTTGTTGTCCTGTATTGACTCCATATACTGTACCTGTGAACATACATCCATCCAACACTATCTGACTACAAACTAAACTAGTAGTGCTATTAAAATCAACGGCCACTGTATTGTTTGCGTTACTGGTCAAAGTTGACGTGATCAGTGGACCATAAAAACCTGTGTTTTCAAAACGACAGTTAGTGGCCTGGCCGACTAAAAATATACTGGACAAGGGATCCACTGATTGGAAACCCATGTTGCTAATAGTAATATACTGAGGGGCTGTGGCTCCGTTGCTACCGATGTTGACACCAGTCTGTTGCAGACTGTCAGCGGTCTGTGCCACATAGTTAATGGTTCCACCGTTGGCGGCCAATGAAATTATTGAACTGTCTATTCCTTCTCCATACAGCATGGCATAGGGTGGAATGTTAATGGTGCCCGATATCTTGTAAACGCCAGCTGGAAAAAATAAGCCGCGGCGTATTTGTGGATTCACTTCTCTGCAGTACAATTGATACAGGGCGCGATTGATGGCGGCTGTGTTGTCGGTAGATCCATCGCCTACCGCCCCAAAATCAGTTACACTTGCGAATTGGTCCAACCAACTTTGTAAACTTTGTGTTACAGGTGTGCCGGGTGTAGCACCTGTTTGTACCGTGTAACCAGCGGCATGCCCTTTGTAGGTGTAGGTATTAGTAAATGCTAAGATATCCGAAAATTGTGTTAGGATTTCAGTGTTGCCGATCACCGGAGCACCGTCGGCAATTGTGCCATTGCCAATCCATAACTGACGGGTGTCAGTCGACCACCCTAGTTCGGCGCCAGCTAATTGTGGTAAATCTACGGCTAACCCTTTGCGGTTAGTAATTTGTGATATTTGTACAATGGCCACGTTAATTTTCCTTGAATTCTATCCAGTATTTAGTTGAATTTGATACCTGCTAGGCAAAGCTGGGTCAGCTAAATATTTGTATAAAACAGGAGATTTATATGTCAAATTTTTGGGCTTGTGACGACCGCATCGAAGACGGTACTGCCATGCGTGACCTTGAAAAGAAAGTGCATTTTTTAATGCAACAGTTGATGGGTCAAGGCATAATTGGTACCCGTGGTGGTAATGCAGCCGATGTACCCAACGATATTGATGCCGACGCCAACGAAGTGGCCACTCAATTTCCTACATCAACCTAAGTCATCAAATAATACTGCTCCAGTCTGCGCCACCATTGATCTGACCAGTAGTCAAAATCTTCAGATTGCAAGATAAACTCTTGATATATCGGACGCTCTAACGGGTTACCCATTTGATCTGTGGGTGGTTTTACACACATGAGCACCACACCTTTGCGTATATTGGTGCCGTAAACTTCGTTGTGTGCTAAAGCATAGGCTGTCAGCTGTAAATAATAATCTTCAATCCACTCCTGCCGCTTGGGCTTGTTGGTTTGTTTGTAGTCCAGGATACTTTCATCACCCAGGTGTATGCCACAGCCATCGGTAGTTCCTGCATACAGGCTGGGAAAATACAAGGGAATTTCTACGCCCCAGAACTCTGAAACATTTGCAAGGCCATCTTCGATTACAGTCTGAGCCATGGCATGGCTGGCCCAACCAAACGGGTTCGATCCGCGATCCTTGAGTTCACCTGTTTTTACATAGTGCTCAAGATAGGTGTGCATTCTGGTGCCGCGGTTGGCCGCTTCGGTAGTAATGGCCTGTGCCTGTGCATGGCCTACTCGGTTGCGCCATTGTTGCAGGGCGGCTTTCTTTTCTTCAGGTTTGGTTTTTTCTAATACTGTTGTGACACTGGGCACACGCTTGCCATCTGGAGTGAGGTATAAACGCTTGCCATCTTCACTAGTTCTGCTCAGTTCGTGATAGTTGAATTTTGGGTTATACAATTTTTTCTTTCAAGAGTTTATATCGAGATGTTTTTTTGTCAAATACCACTATACCGCATTTTACTAATTCAAATATTATGCTTTCGCTTTCTGCATGTAATTTATTATGTTCATTAACTGTGGTCAGGAATAAGTTTTCAATATTATTATTTCTTTTGTCGCCGTCGATGTGATGTACTATTTCTCCCGGTCTTAACCCTCTTTTCAAATGGCATTCCATTACATAGAGGTGTTCTCTGATAGATCTGTATCCACCTTTTCTATAAGGATAATCTTTACCTATATAAATTTCAGGATATCCTTCCTTGCCAATAACTACCTTTCCAATATTTGGAATAAATTTGTTTTTAACCTTGGACTGAAAACCTGCTATACTTGCTAATTTATTTTTTCCTATCTTAGATATACAAGCTCCACAATAAGATTTAGAAGTAATATCATAAACACCATTTCGTGCTTTGCTAAATTCTTTATTACAGTTATCACATTGCCAATGGACTAATGTTTTAGTTCTTTCATAATTGTTTAATTTTCCAAACTTACTTTTTCTTGTGTAAGTTTTGGTTTCTGTTGTTTCTCTTAAGAACATAATTATCTCCTATAAGTTTATTTATCCTAATGATAAAAATTTATAAGATTTTTAAGTTCTTATGGATTATTAAACTCTAAACGACTCGCCACACCCGCAATAATCCTTGGCTTGAGGGTTGTTGAATTCAAAACCTTCGTTAAGGCCTTGACGGACATAATCTACTTCCATGCCGTCGAGATAAGGTAGGTCTTTTTGATCTACCAGTATGCCAAAGCCGGACTGCGGAAAAGCAACAGATCCTTCCCATGACTCATCTACATATTCCAACACATAGGCCATGCCCGAACATCCAGTGGTACGGACACCTATGCGAATGCCAATACCTTTACCTCGCCTGGCTAGGTTGTCCAAGATCTTTTTATTGGCTGTGTTTGTTACGGTAATCATCTATGGCAGCCTTAATAGCGTCTTCCGCAAGGATTGAACAATGGATCTTGACTGGTGGGAGTGCCAGTTCTTCGGCGATCGCAGAATTCTTAATAGATCCTGCTTCGTCTAGCGTCTTGCCTTTAACCCACTCTGTGACGAGTGAGCTCGACGCGATAGCCGAACCACAACCATACGTCTTGAATCGTGCGTCTGTGATGATTCCATCTTTGACCTTTATCTGTAGTTTCATTACGTCACCACAGGCCGGAGCTCCAACCATGCCGGTGCCTACATCGTCCTCGTCTTTGGCGAACGAACCCACGTTACGAGGATTTTCATAGTGATCAATTACTTTATCTGAGTATGCCATATTATTTTTTTACCGGCGGTTTAGGTGTCTGGGATGGTTGTGGAGCCACAGGCGGCTGCGGAGTGGGTGCAGTCGCAGGAGGCTTTCTTAAGCTGTCCAGCAGTTGCCCTAGACCAGCTGCAAAAGCAGTTCCGGCTATTGACATCATAAGGACAAAACAGATCTGTCTCATTAATTTGGCACCAATACAGTTCGATAGCAGTTGCAGTTGGCATCAACCAAGGCTTCCCAATGGTAGCCGGCTGGTGCTGGATATACCGGTTGTGCTGGAGGATAAGTTTGCTGTATATAAACTGGATTCTGTTGTATGACTACCGGAGGGCGTGTGGCTTCGTACACAATAACACCGCCTACCACGGCCGGAGCCACCCATCCATAGCCTGGATGCCAATAGTAACGGCCGCCACCATGGCGCCAATATTCAGCGTGTGCTACACTGACCGCCGATAAACTCATTAATAAAACAACTATAAATTTTTTCATATTTGCCTTCTGTCTAACTATACATGATTATATAGTCTATGTCAACCAAATTGGTTACTGTCGGCGCTTGAGCGCTTTCTTGGCATTTGAATCTACTACTGCACGGGCTTGATCCACCGTCATACCGGTATCGGCTTCGGTGTCGCCTTTGAAGCGCACCACACCCGAAGTGGGATCCAAAGGTTCCAATACATTGTTTAAAGGAGCCTGATTGATCAGGTCTCCAAGATTTTCTGGAGTAACATTGATACCTAGACTTTTGGCCAGGTCAATAAAGGCATCCTGGCTAATTTGTTTACGGGCAGATTCGTCGTCGCTGCGACCACTTAGGAATTGGCTGAGAGCCATTAGCTTTTGGCCAGATGGTTCTGCTACTTCATCGATACGCATTATCTGCGACCGCGGCCCAATGCGGCTTGTGGAGTTTCAGCTTCAGGTGCTGGTAATTCTTCTTCAGGTGGCATTTCAGCTGGCAATTCTTCAGGTGGCATTTCGGCACCCATGTCTTGTCCAGGAATGACCGGTGCCTGGCCAGTAACTACACCTAAGGCCTGTTCCAATTGTTGCTTGCTGCCTTGCAAGTTCTGCACCAGACCACCCAATGCGGCATTGGCGTCAGTGTTGAACTGACCAGCTTGATCTATGCCAACTTCATTTTTGATTTGATCTACAAGAGCAGGCAGATCTTTAAACTGCATGCTGGTGACCTGTTCAATCATTTTTTGCACTTGATCAACCATGTCTTGGCTGGCCAGTACTACCTGAGCCTGTTGAATTTCGCTGGCTTCACGTAAACGACGAGCCTGGCGTGTTTCAGACATGGTGGGATTGTTCATTTGTTGTTGAATTTGACTTTTTTGTTTTTGTAGGGCCTGCGTTTGTTGATCAATCTGCTTGAGTTGATCTTGATCTTGTTTTTTCTTCTGCTGTATTTTAACAGCCATCATGGCCTCAGTACCTTGTGCCGATGGATCAGTCTTGGCAGCTGTTCCGCCCGACGGTTGTGCAAATCCCACAGTAGCACCACCATCTTCTTTGATCTTGGCCGACAGTACCTGTTCCATCATGACCAATTTAAGATAGCTAGGATTTTGCTCACTGCGATGAAATTCTGGTGTGCGACGATGTTCAGCAACCAAACGACGTACACGGTTCAATAGGGTGCGTGCCTGAACACGGCTGATATTGTTGATGTCGATGCGACCACCAAAATAGCTTTCAAATACCTTAGCGGCTTGCTTTGTTGGGCTGATTGCGGCCAGTTCTTGCAGTTTCATTTTCAAATCCTCGTTGTTGAATATATTTAGCCCAGTTTACACATTTGGTCAATTCGTTTTCAACTTGTTTTTTGCGTATAATTTTGGTTTCTAATTTGGCGCCTATACTGTCTCTA